AAATGATAACCACCCGCCAATGATTTTCTCAAGCGAACACATTTACGATCTATTCTAAAGCCTGGTTTACCATCAATCAACCTAGTCATAGGCATGGCAAGTGCTTCTCGTCTGGTTTTAAAATTATTAGTCGCACAAGGTTTGGCAATAATGCCATGTGTTTTTAGATGATCGAACGAAGTATCTTCATTCAAGGTTGATCGTTGCGAACCCGCTGGATCGCCAAAAACGACAATATCATGTTTCGGAAAAAATCGATTTATATCTTCTTTGAGTAAAATAGCAAAGCGTTCTAATCCCATATCGTAGGTTACAATTTCATGAATTACTCGCCATACACCTTTATGATCTCGCTGAGCAAATACCGCAGCTGGTGTTAAACCAAAGTCTAATCCTATTTGTACAGGCACTCCGTCTAAAATTTCACAATCTTCGGTCATAGTTGAATCATCAAACTCTGGTGTAACGGGTCGACCTTCTTGAACGTAAGTGAACTTGCCTTCTGCATAACAACGAATCCAATCGAGATTCTTTCCGCCTAATAATTGTTCGTAATACCCAACGGGAAGATTATTTAGATTTTCTGCTTTCTCATTGGTCTGCCACCATTTGCCACCACCAAAAACAAATCCTTGAGCTTCAGGCATTTCTTTGGGAACGTCTTGTGCTTCAAATACGCCTGGCGGTTGTCTAAAAAATTTCCAAGCAAACTTTCCTCTCGGTGGTTCTTTCTCCGATAAACGATAAATGTAATGATCATCATCAGGAGGGTTGGTATCTAAAATCACACCACGCCACGTTGGTCCTCCATCTTCTTTGCTTGGGTATCGTCCCACGCGGTGGGTAGTCCCGTCAATAACTGCTTTTGGTAATTCTCTGCACTCGTTAATCCAAGCACCTGTTATTTCTAGTGATAATAATTTTCTTGTGTCTTTGGGTTGATCGAGTGCCAAAAATATAACTTCGCAATCTATACCCGCAGCTCCATCTCTGGAGGGAAGTTTGATGTGGTGTGTTATGGGTGGCGAATGATGAACAGGACCATAGATATGTTCTGGAAATAACTCAAGCCACGTTTTCAGCGTAGTGGTTTTTAACATCGGATATGAGTTTCTGACGATAACAAACCGAGAATATTTTATTCCATCTCTAGGACTTGGTTTTTGTTGTATCGCTCTTTTGAAAATTTCCGCACAACACGCATAGGATTTACCTGATCCGACAGGACCAATCAATCCTCTTACAAAAGATTTATCCTGAAGAAACTTCCAGATCGTAGGCGATTTGCTAAAGTCAAGTTTTAATCCTGGTATGTTAGTTGTCATCTTTCGGTCCTACCATCTTAATATCAATCACCGCTGGTTTATCCGCATCTTGTTCTGCATCCAACAACCCAGCCGACTTCGCTAACATCTGCAACACTCTCACCTTATCAATCATCTCAATATCTAACGTGCCATCTTGTAAAATACGAATCCTCTTGATCGCACCCAACGCTGACTTCGGTATATCCTTGATGTCCTTGACCTCAGTAATCGTCTTGCCTTCTTCATCCTTATCCCAAGATACAATGTCCGTAATATTCGCAGTACCCAAATTAATCAGCTCCTGAGCTAACGCTTCTCGATTCTGATAAATAACTTCACTACCCTTGATCCTTCGTTTGATCTGACGAACAGAAGCAAAGTTCTTGAGATTAGGAAGAACACGTTTCACCATTTAGTAATCCATATCACTCGGAAACCTCTGCGGATTTGGCGAAGGTTGTTCATTCGTATTTTCTCTCGGTTTAAGTAACATCGCTCTCGTTACTAACTGCCCCCGATCGTTCATCTCAGGTAAGGGTAGGGAGTTAAACAGCAAATCCCAGCCACCCGTTTTCTCATTTTTAAAAGCAGTACCAATCGTATGCCAAATAGTTTTTCCGTCCTTACCATTGCGAGGACAAGTGATATTCATTTTTTCTTTCATAAAAGCTCCTGGTTAAAAGTTGAAAAATATTTTTGTGGGATACCCCTACTACTATACGCACCCCCACCCCCCACTATACGCACTGCTAGGCAAACACTTTTTTTTTCTAGCGTAGAGTCAGCGTAGTGCATATAATTTTTTTTTGCATTTCTAGAGTCAAGTCTAGGTTTGCTAAATTTATTCATCTCTTCATTCTCTTTAGTTTCTTTGCAAGGTCTTTGACTATATCCATCGGTGTTCCTTCCTTCTCATCTAGCATACTCAGTACCAACGCTAGAGGATAAGTGGGCAGCTTCTGTTTCTTATTCTGAAACTTCAATAACATTCTTTTAATTGTAACCATGAGAACTTTACCTGGTATTTTGTAGGACATGATCTTTGTCATTTGTTCCCAATCTTTTCTATCTGGTTTGAATTGAGATTGATAGATTTCATAATGTACTTCCTTGAATAACTTCATCAGTTCCATTTCATTTACTTCATTTGACATAGAGCTATATTTATTATTATTAACTGAGTCTAGTTCTATGAGTCTAGGTTTAGTTGTCTTTAGAACAACTTTTGAGTTGTCCTTAGAACAACTTGTTTGGTCTTTTTTCATATGTTTCTCCAAGTGTTTTATTGTTTCATTTTGTTCTATTATTTGTCGATTAGGATCGTTGTTGAGAGCGTTTGATTTTACCTCATTATCGGATGCTAATGGATCGTATAATATTCTATAGATAGATGATTTATGTTTGACATTTTGATACAGTGGTGAACCTTTACGAAGTCGTTTGATGTATCCCCAATCCATGAGTTTATTGATAGCTTTTGAGATATTTCCTTTATTACTTTGTGTTTGTCTGGCGATATACTCGTAGGTGGGAAAGCAGACTCCTGTGTAATTATCTGCACAAGAACACAATACGGATAGCACCAGATATGTTTGGGGATGACGACAGATACGTTTATCGTTCAATGCTCGTCTGGGTACAACTGTGAATGGTCCTCCTTGATAGATAGACACTACGTCATGCTTTCCGTTACTGAGAATCTTTCTTCTTCTTTTTTCTTCGTAATCTGTTGGTTTATTCATGGCGAGGTTAGACATAATCCGATTCTTTAAGTTCTTTGGTTGCTATTGCTTCGTAGCTTTTGACATGATCATTGATGAGTTGTTGTAATAATCCACCATAGCTAAGACAAGCGAGTTCTTTTTTAAGATATTGTTTTTGTATTTCTTTAATGCTTAACTTTTGATCATGCATACACCAATATAAAAACTCGACAGCTTCGGTAGCTAATAATTGATAGGTTTCACTATTTCTATTCATGATTTCTCGTTATTTTCATTAGTTTTTTATCAATTTCTTTTACATTATTTTCAAAATCTCTTTGCGAATACGCTTTTTGATTTAGATTAAGCCACATCCATTGGTCAAGCAGTTCTTTTTTTCTTATCATTTCTTTTCCGTATCGCAAGGAAGTTCTCCAGAGTAGTTATGTATATGTCGCACCTCTTTTGTTGTCTGACGACTCTTATATTCAGTTCTAGAGGGTATTTGTTTTGGAAACATAATGACTTTACCCATGTGATCGTCCTTCATTATGACATTGGTCGCAAATAACTCTATGATTGGAAGAGGGGATCATGCGAAGTTCACTAAGTATTTGATCTTTTGTTTCATAATATTTCTTATGTTTACACACAGTACATTGAATATAATGTTTCATATTTCTTTAATCGTTACGTTGTATTGAGCTTCGGTGAGTTTCTTTTTTAATTTATAGACTTGTGTTCTGAATCCTTTTACATCTTCGTAGACTATTTCTCCGTCTTGTTTGTAGGCAAAGTCCGCCTTGTAATTACAGATAAATTTATTATTGATTGTGATTTTAAAGTTGGGTTGCAGCTCCAGGTCGGATATGATTTTAGATTTATTAAGCAGACATAACTCTCGGTAGCGGTTCGCTTCTTTCTTTGAATGAAACCGAATGTTATCGATTGTTGTAACGATATTCTTATATTTACTCATTGTTACTTTCATAGATCTGATAGTGATATCTGTATTCCAAAGGCACTATGATTTCTTTTCCCTTGTGATCTTTTATGGGTACGCCATGCTCATCCACAATTATTCCCTGATCATTTATGATTTGCTTCATCATATATCTCCTCTGGGTCGTCCAAACAGATCGTACTTATGGCGATAATCCATGAAGGTATCGCACTTCACTGCGACTAATTTTTCTTCCTTGTCCTCAAACTCTTTGTACAATTTTTCTACTATTGCTTCACAATCATTGAACGATCTGCTCAATCGTTTGTGATACAACCGACCATGCAATTCCACCCAAAAGGTTATGATAAATGGTTCGATCATTGACCTATAACTTTCTTGAGTACATTCGAGGTTTTTATTCCCTCGCTTACGAAGTGATCGACAAGTCTGTTCATCGATATTCTCTGTGTCTTTGATTGTTGTTTTAGTTTTTCGTACGTCTTTTCATCAATACGAATGTTAAGTTGTCGCATCATTTACACTCCTGTTTGAAGGCGGTGTAGCCGAATAATGTTATGGCGGGTCGATCAATGACAGGCGATATGCCTTTCCATTTAAATTCACATTCATACTTTTTATTGTTCTCGATTGTTGCATTGATAAACTTTAGATTGTCTGGGTTGGCTATGTTAAGTGCCAAGATTATTGTAAATATATATTCCATTGCTTTTTCTCCTTACCAAAAGGGAGAATCAGAACTCGTGGCTGAACCAATTCTCCCTATATTTCCACCAATAAAAGGTAGGCATAACAGGAAACATGAAAAAAGTTACATCTACCTCTTGTAAAGATAGCAAAAATATATTACATTGATACTAGGTATTTTTACCTAATGGCAATTAAGCCAAAAGAAAGGAAACATAATGTTTATTAAAGATTTAATTAACAAGTTTGAAACACTTAACAAAACCCACAAATTTATTTTATCTGCTGGGATTAATTTAAAACATTTAGGAGTTTCTGGATATGTGCATGACCCAGAAATTTTGAGTGTTAGTAACGACATTGATGAGTTTGGCAATGTATACGTTGAATTTTTGTTTAAAAATACACCAGAAAATAAACAAGCATATGAAGAGCTTGAAGGATACACTCATGCCATGATGCCTATTGATGATGATTTTTATTCAGAAGTTATTATGGAGAAGAGGTAGTCATAATGATAGTAGCATACATAAGATTAAGTAATGACCAATCAGATATTGATAGGCAAAAGTTTATCATCAATGATTACATCAATCGTAACAACATTACAGACAGCGTGGAGTTTGTAGAGGAGATAGGTACTTCAGGTGGAGTGCCTATTCTTGACAGACCCAAACTTGGTTCTGTACTCAAAGCTGCACCAAAAGGCACAACGATTCTAACTGCTGACTTGTCTAGGTTAGGTCGTCTAGACTATGACATGATGAAGTTTAGAGATAATAAAAATTTTAATTTAGTGGTGTGTAATAATCCAGAGATAACTAAAGATAAAAATAGAATTATGTTTGGTGTCAATGCTATTATGGATGACCAATACAGAAGAGATTTATCTGCCAAGCAAAAAGAAAAATGTTTAGAAATGAAAACTTCTATTGCTGAAAAAGGTTATTACATTACTAAATCCACAAATCGTAAGATGACGAAACTCGGTGTGCATAACTCTATGGATAAAGCAAGAGCAAAAGCAACCGAAGCTCTGAAACAAAAAGCAATCAATAATTTATCCAAAGTTCAGATTCATCTTAACGATGCAAAGAATCATTCCAAGTCCTTACTTGGCATGGCTAATTATCTAAATGTTCGTAACATAAAAACTGCGAGGGGTTGTAGTTGGAGTGCTTCCACAGTTAAGAGAGCTTTAGATAGAATATCAACACTTCACTAGGAGATAATATGAAACAACTATTTAATTTTATTACCGATACAGGCATGAAAGATCTATTGCAGATAACTATTTCAGCGGTCTTGTTGCTTGTTTTTTTTTATTTTTTATTTGTGTTTACTTGTGCCATTGATGATCAATGTGCAGCAATCTATATGGAGGTAGCTCATGCCGACTCCTAAAAATAAATTTAGTAAAGACGGATTTGAAGTCGGTGCATCCAAAGTTCCATGTATAGTCAAGGGTGAAGATGATCATGGACTCACAAGAGAAGAACTTCGCAAATACTTTATTGCTAAAAGAAAGGATTCAAAAGATCCGAATGTAGTTCTACTTAAAAGCAAAATAAATCAAAATGCAAAGGATCGAGGTCTTTATCTAGAAGATGGAATCGCTCATTGGGTATCCGATCAACTCGATAGTCTGTGTGCTGATCCTGGTTCTGTTACATTTCGTAAACCCATTGATGCTTTTCGTTTGTCTAAATATAAAATGGCAGCATCGCTTGATGGTGTTCTAGAAATACATAGTGGATCAATACAGTATGATGATCCGCAAACGGGCAAGACTTTAACATTATCTGGCAAGGGTGTATGTGAAATAAAAACTGAAGGTTATAACGACCATGTAACCTACGATCATATTCTACAACTCCAAGCTCAGATGTTAGTAACAGGATTTAAGTGGGGTGTGATCGGACACCTTGGGCCTCGTTTGAAAATGCAGATGGTTGTGTTTGAATCTGATAAACAAATACAGAAAAAAATTCTAGAACGAGTCAAAGATTTTTGGCGAAGAGTGGAGAAGGATACGCCTTATCCTGTCATAGCTGAATCAACAGAGAAAGTTTATTCTGATTGGTCGAATGATGACAAAGGTTTAACCAAACTTACCAACGATTATGATCTTGCCAAGGATGAAATAGAACGCTGGACAACTACAAAAGATCAACTCGCCAACGCTATCAAATCTATTCTTAAACAAGAGAATGCTAGTTATGTAAAGATCAGAGAGAAACAAATTGCCTGTGAATTAATAACTCGTAAAGCCACAGTTGAAAGAATTGTTCCAGCAAAACCCGCAAGTCAATATGAAAAACTTACAGTAAAGGAGATAAGTAATGAATGAATTAGCAAATCAATTACAACAAGTAATATTAAAAGGAGATCTTAGAACCTTATCGGATCAAGATAAATTAATCTATTATAAAAATGTGTGTGAAAGTATAGGTATCAATCCATTAACCAAACCTTTTGATTACATAGTTCTAAATAATAAACAAACTTTATATGCAACAAAAAATTGTACCGATCAATTACGATCACTTCATAAGATTAGTATTACAATCAAAGAACAAAAAATAGATAATGGTTTGTTGACAGTTATTGTGGAAGGATCGGATCGATCTGGACGACAAGATGCGGATATGGGTTTCGCAAATGTGCAAGGACTTCGAGGAGAAGCTCTCGGTAATGCCATGCTCAAAGCAGTAACAAAAGCAAAAAGAAGATTGACGCTATCAATTTGTGGACTCGGTGGATTTTTAGATGAAACCGAGGTAGAAGATCTCCCACAGAGAGCCGTCAGTAAGCATAACCAAGGGAAGATGACTCCTAGTACTCAAGATGTATTAAAGGTTATTGAAGAGTCTAATCCTCCCGTATACACGCTAGTGCTACCAGGCAACAAAGAAAAGCATCATGACTCTTTGGAAACACTTGCATTTACATTCAATGACCTAATGTTAGAGATAATTAATGATCCTGATAAAGATAAAAAGGATAAAGTTAAAACTATCGAGAAAGCATTTAAGGTTAATGAAAAGGTTATGACTCAATTAAAAGATGCAAACAAAAAAACCTACGATGAACTAACAACTAAGTTTGAGAATTTTAAAAATGGATAAAAATTTTACACCACTTTCTCAAAAGGTTCTTGCTTTCATAAAAGAATATATGGAACGAGAAAAGTTTGCACCCTCACAAATTGAAATCAAAGAACATTTCAAACATAAAACTTTATCGGCAGTTCAACTCTCACTTAAAAGATTGGAGCAGTTACAAAAGATTGAACGTGTCCGAGGGAAGGGGAGATCAATCAGACTTCTTGATTAAGAAAGAGATCGCATGATAGTTGCTAATGATTCTGCTCTTGACTTGGTTTGTTTATGCCACCTAGAATCGAGCATTTGATTAGCAGCTTCAGCGTAATCCTCTTTCGCTAATGCTTCCCACATCTTTTTAAATTTACTGACACCACCTTTGCCTAACTGAAATACCATCTCAATAATTACTTCTTTTGCTTTTGGTAACAAGGGTATTGATCCGATGAGATCTTCAGCTCCCTTGAGTGCATCACTAAAATCTGATTCAAAACAATCATCCAAAATTTCTATATCGTACTCTTCATCATCTTGCCAATTCTCATCCTCCAAACACAAATGACCATAGCCAACTGTCCGTTTACCTAACGAGTCTTTGTAAACATAATTCCTAAATCCTTCATGGACTTTTATTCTGTCTTTTAATTTATCGTACATATTATTTATCTTTCAAATGTTTAAATAAAGTTTCGACCAGATCACTCTTACGAAATCTCCGATCTAATTCTATGCCATGCTTTCTACCTAATTTTTCTAACTCAGTTTTTGTCATGATCTGCAAATGAGTTATCTTTAATTTCTTCTTAGGTTTGACAAATATATTTTTTAAAAAACTAAACATACATCCTCCTATTTTGTAAGTTTCTTATGCTTCTCAAACGACCTCAAGCCACCGAGTCCAAGCATACCAAGTAGAACTGTCATCAAAGTATCCATATCAAAACTTGGTAAATCCATTTTCATACCAAACAATGCCAGAAAAAATATTAAGAATGGTTGTATAATAAAATGATAGCCCATAGCTAGAGTACAGATCCAGCCACAAGCGGGTCGCCATCCAGCAATCCACCAACTCCTAGACTTTGCCTCTTCCTTATTGACTTCGATCTGAGACTTAGCAATTTCATGTGAATGTTTATCCGCCATCGTAGCTATCTCATGAGCTAGTTTATTCTTCTGATCCTTATCCTCGATGAACTTATCAAGTAAACCTGTAACAGGTCCTATGAGTGCTTGTAACATATTATCTCCTAGTGTACGTTAACGTGATCGCTAAATATCTCGGCATCAGTATTCAGCATTATGTTTAAATGTTTCGCTAATTTCTCAGCATCCTTCATATCATTACATCCATAGAATCGTATACAAAATGTCGGAGGTTGTTTCTTCGACTTATGCTTCTCAACCTCAACTGTAAATGTATAAAATTCGTTCGTCATATTATCTTTAATAATTTTAGTTCATAATAAATAAAAAGCAA